AATGCGTTAAACTGAATTGTGCATAGCCCATCTTTAAGAATGCGTAGGCTCAGATCAGTGTCTTCGTTGTACCGGCCGCGCCACCTATATGGCGCGTCGTTCTGGATAAGGAGACAGGAATAAATGCGGGTATTTGTTATGAACGCTGGCACTTTGTCCGCCGCCTTGACGAAGCTGTAGTAATTAGGCCCAGCAAGCGGCACGTTCTCGTAGCGATCAACAAAGTCCTCCATAGCAGCGAACACGGCTGGCGTGTCGGCCTCGCGCTTGATGTTTCGGTTGAGCCTATGGAATGCGTCAAGATTGTCGTCCATCACCCAATGTCGTTTATTGCCGGTCTTGATGGCGTGGTCCCACGCAAAGTTGCGAGCGGCGCCGGGGCCCTTGCTCTTGCTGTCGCCTAGCGCGTCGCATGTGTCGTACTCGTCGAGGTATCGCTGCGGCAGCACAAGGCAACGCTCTCGGCCTATCTCCGCCTGATACTCGAAAAGTTGATCCTGCTCAACAATCATCTTGTACGGCACGCCCATCAGGTCAAGCGCGCGGCTCGTCAGGCGGCTCTTCCACCTACCCTTACTTACGATGTAAACCGGATATCTAGGTAACATTGCGCCACCTCAGAAGTTGCTTGTTCGTCTTGACGAGTGCCGGATGCCAGATGCTCTTCGTGCGCGGAGTAAGTTTTTGGCCTATCCGTTCAGCAAAATCTTCAAGGTCCTCTTTTGTGCGAAAGCGCACGCGGAGCATAGCGAAAGGCTCGTCTTTTTCCTGCACAAATTCGGGCATTCCTGTCCACTCTTTTTGCCATTCAAGTTCAAATAATTCATCCATCGCTCAACAACTCCCTAATCAACATCATCGCGGTGCGCGTGTCCATCTCGACGGCATAGCTCCAATCCAGCGCGCTGGTGTCACGACAGCCCTTGTAGTCAACCGGCAGGCCAGCACGCACCACTGCCTCTGCCGGCATACGCCACTTCCACTGCTGGTGGTTGTACTTGTAGACGAGCAGCGGCAGCTTCTGGCACGCGGTTGCAGCGGCACATGCCTGATCCCACCACGCGGGCTGCGCCGCGCACCCGGCCTTGTACCTTTTCACCTCAATACAAAACGGGAAGTCAGGATCGTCGCAGATCAGGTCGCCGTGTTCAGCCGCGCGGTACTGCTCAAGGTCGCGCTTGAACGCGATCCCAAGCTCGTCCAGCAGCAGCTTGGCAATCTCGCGCTCTGCGGCTGCGCCCTTAGCCCTGCCGTTGGTCACGCTCTGCCCGCCGTGCTTCGATTGCGTCGCTGATCAACTCATCCGCCAGCGCGGAAAGGCTCCGCTGCGGCGATATTTCGAGTTCCTCGCGCAACATTTTTTTGGTCGATGCGCGCAGTCTCAATAATTGTTGTTCGATATCAGACACTTGACCCTCTCAGAAAAATAATCACTAAAATGCTTGTAGCAACTTGATATTATCTGTACAAGATATACATAAGGTAAACACATCGAAGGGAGACACACGATGGCCTACGTTACTGAATTCGTTATCGAGGAAACTACTTTCCACACCATCGACGGCGTCGAGACAGAGACCAGCCGCAACATTCGTGACAGCCGCTCGTTTGACGATCTTACCGAGGCTCAGGCATATGCCCTTTGCACGCAAGATCGCTTCAACAAATACGCCTTCCAGAATGGCGGCGGCGTTCGTTCGGAATGCAAGGTTGTTCCGGTCAAGCTCGGCTTTGCCAACAACGCCCTTTACTCTGACGTTGAGCCGTTTGAGATCGTCCGCGTCGTCAGCGACAAGACAATCGATGTCCGCGCTATGGACGCTGAGATGGCAGACGATTGGCGGCCAGAGATGGTGAGCGGCGGCTTCAGCTTCCACTGCACCAACAACGCTGACCAGCGTAAAGCGTGGGCCATCACCTCAAACGACGCCAACCCTGTTGTCCGTATCCGTAAGCAGAAAAACGGGACTTGGTACAACAAGAGCAACGGCCGCTTCTTCTTGGCCGAGCAGCCAGCCAAGAAATACGACTTCAACTTCTAATCAACCGGCGGGGCTTCGGCCCCGCCCCCACCAGCCACCAAGGGAGGTTCCTATGGCTAAAGATTACGAAATGTTTGACCGCCGGCCCAAGCTGCGCCCCATCGTCCGCGCTGCTTTCAAGTGCGACGCGCTGGTCTATCAGTTCACCGAAATTGATGTCGAGGACGGCCTGATCAAGGCTACCGATTACAGCGACATCGTCGACGAGGTCAACAAGCACTATGTTGATGACGCCATCATCCGCGAAGCGGAGAACCGGCTCGACATCTGCAATGACCCCTACAACCAGCTCGACCCTGACTACAAGCGCGATGCGCGTCAGCTCCGGGCTTTTCTGAAGCGCTTCAAAAAGGCGGCGGCCTAACGGCCCCGCCCCAACCATCGAAGGGAGACAGCGATGAAGAAACTTACCGAAGCCCAGATTGAGACTTTCGTGGACTTTGCCTACCACCAGCACAAGGCAGAAGCCGTCAACCGGCATGCGGCCGACGCACTCGTCAAGGACGACGATTACGACGAGTATGCTCGCCTCAGCCGCATTTCTTATGCACATGCATCTATCGCCATAAACATCGCGCGTGATGAGATTGGCATGACTGATGACCAGATCGACAAGTGCTATCACCTGCTCATTACTTGGGCGAACGCTTACGATGAATTGGAGGCAGCCTAATGAATTGGCGCTCAGAGATTGCGGGGGCCATCGTCCTGATGGCCTTCGCATTGGGGTGGCTCGACATCTTCGGGCCGCAATATACGTGGTGGGCTTTGATCTACCACTTTGGTCAATAGAAAGGGAGACCGAAAAATGAAGTCATCTACATACCTCAGCCCAGAGTTAATGGTCATTTGGGAGTGCCTCAATGCGGTGTATTACACCGACGAGGTCGGGATGAAAGAGCATCGCCGCCTGTTGATGCTTTACCGTCGACGCCTTGCCAAGGCAAAGGGGATCGACCCGAAGGACATCGAGTGCAGTTTGATTGAGGATTATTACGAGTTCCTCAAAGGCGTGCAGAAGCGTCGCCTTGGCAAAGCTGCGGCCTAACAACAAGCGCCCGGCTGTCGTGGCCGGGCGTCCATCGAAGGGAGATTAAGATGGAGATTATTACCAAGCAAGAGGCTAGAGCGAGAGGTTTCAAATTTTACTTCACAGGCAAGCCGTGCAAGAACGGGCATGTGGCACCGAGACATGTCAGCGGGCCGGGCGTCTGCACAGAGTGCAACCGGCACAAAAACAGATGCCCTAAGAAAAGGAAAGAGGCGCGGGCGCGGCACGTCGCAGAGTTAGAGGCTAAGATTGGCCAGAAGATAATGACCCGGCATGAGGCAGAGAAAGCCGGACAACGGTTCTACTTCAATGGTAAACCCTGCCCCAAAGGCCACCTGTCCGAAAGAATGCTGCCATATGGGCATTGCGTAGCTTGTCACAAGGAGGGTTCAAAAAAATGGAAGCGTAAGAACCACGACAAAGTTTTGCAGTCTCATTACGAATACTACCACGAGCGCGGCGGCAGGGAGCGTTACAAGGAGTGGCGCAAGAAATGCTTTGAAGAGAACCCCAACCTGCACCGCGAACACTACCAGCGGTATTATGTAGACATCCCAGAGGAAGAAAGGGAGCAACGCAAAGAGCGAAAGCGTGAGCGTATGCGGAAACGGTGGGCGGAGGACATCGAACACAGGGAGCAGCGGAAACTTGAAGCGCAACTGCGCCGCAGGTACTTGAGAAAGGCAATGCTCAAAGGCATTGACCAGAAAGTCTTCACTTCCTTTTATAAAGAAGCATCGAGAAAGACGCGCAAGACCGGCGTAAAGTATCACGTTGACCATTACTACCCACGAAACGGAGAAACAGTCTCAGGCCTGCATGTGCCGTGGAACCTTCAAGTCATTCCCGCCGCAGAGAACGTGGCTAAAAGCAACAAGATGCCCGAAGAATTTTACGGGCCAAACCACACACCACCAACAGGAGAGACCAATGGTAGGTAAACTTACACCCGACGACATCATCACAGCGAGCCGTGTGCCGGTGCTGATGGGCCTGTCGCCATACACAACCCCTAACGAGTTGCTGAAAGAGGCAATCGACACAATCGCTGGCAACCCGCCGGCACGCATCCCGCAGAACGAGGCGATGCGCTTCGGCGATCTGATGGAGCCGGTGATCCTGAGAGAGGCGGCCTATCGTCTCGATCTGGATCACGTCAATGTCGACATCAATGAGCCGGTGTTCCACCCGGACCTGCCACTCGCCTGCTCACTCGATGGGCGCGGTGACGGTGGTATCGTGTTTGAACACAACCCGGCCCACGGCATCTATGTGCCGCAGGGCGGCGTTGTGGACACACACGGCCCCGGCGTGCTGGAGGCGAAGAACACCAGCGCAGCCCCTGAGAGCGTCCCAGCGCCTCACAGGGGGCCACTTCAGCTACAGGCGCAGATGATGTGTACCAACTACGCTTGGGGCGCTGTGTGCGTCTTATACCGCGGCTCAGAGCTACGCATCTTCCTGTACCGTGCCGACGAAGAGGTGCAGGCGCAGATCGAAGATGCGGTGCATGAGTTTGAGCGCCGTAAGCGCGACGTGGATTGGTATCCCGCCGCATCGAGTGCCGACGCTAACGTGGCGTGGGACCGTGTCGATGACGCGGCGCCGGCCCTCGATCTGAACGGCGTCGCCGACGCGGACCACTGGACATCGGTCCTGCTGGCCGCGCGTGAAGCTCGCCGGGCAGCCGAGGCTGAGATTGATCAGTGCGAGACGATGCTCAAGGAAATGCTGGGCAATCACGAGGAAGGGCGCGTCGATGCTGACGGCTCAACATATTACGTCAAGTGGCCGATGCGTCAGTACAAGGCGCAGCCGGCCAAGACAACCGAGGCGAAGCCTGCCCGGTCTATCCGGGCAAAGACCCTGACCATCAAGGAGGTATAGATGAAGATCGTTAGAAACAAAGGCGGATATGTGATCCGCGTCACAAACAACGAAATGAGCGTGCTGCGTCACATTCATGACGAGGGATTTATGGGGATCGCCGATCAGCACGAAGATGGATGCGGCAGCGGCCTTGAGGGCGCGCAGAAGGGCATCCTGACCCAAATTATCAACCAGACCCGCCCGTGGATGCAGGTCACCGAAGACAGGAGGAAATGATGCAGTCTATAACGCCCAAGCAGCACAGCGTGCTGCGTATGGTTGACCGACACATCCGGCGCTACGGGTATGCGCCGAGTGTGCGAGAGATCGCGTCACAGACCGGCAGAACAGTCGGGGCGGCGCACAAGATACTAGAGCGGCTGGAAGAGCGCGGCCGCATCTCTCGCGGCAAGGGTCAGGCACGCTCAATCGAGGTGCTATAAAAAACGCACGGGGGGTATTGATATTGTTTCGATACCCCCCTATATTCGTAGGGTGAGTTAAACAAAAGTTGAACAGGGAGATCGACGATGACCGCCATTATGGACGCAGAGGCTTGGATCAAGGGGCGTGACCGCGCCATCAAGGCGAATGCCACCAAGGGTCGCAACGAGCGCTGGATCGCTGCGGACGAGAGCCGCCGCGAAGTTGAAGACTTTCTTTTTCACTGGCACAACACTGATGGCTTCCTCGGCGCAATGAGCGACGTGATGATGGAGTGGGGTCACCTCACCGAGAAGCAGGAAGCTGCTGTTCGCAAAATTATGGCAGATCGCAAAGAGCGTGCCGAGAAGCGCGCCGCCGAGCGCGAGGCCGAGCGCGCCGCTGCTGCCGATTGCCCAGAGGGTCGCATCACCCTGACCGGCGTCGTCATCTCAACCGACCTGCGCGAGAACGCTTTCGGCGAGACGTGGAAGATGCTGTTCAAGTCGGACGACGGCTTCAAGCTCTGGGGTACGATCCCAAGCTCGCTGTTCAACTGGGACGACGAGGACTGGCGCAACCGTGTCGGCGGCGACCAGATGCCGGGCAAGCGCGTCACATTCACCGCAACCGTCACGCCGAGCGCTGACGACGAGAAGTTCGGGTTCTTCAAGCGCCCGACAAAATCAGAGTGGGTGGCCTAGCGCCACCCCTAACCATCATCGAAGGGAGATAGACGATGACCTACTGTGAAGTTCGCTTTTTTAAGAAAGATGGCTCCTGCCATCGGGTCAAGGAATTCGACAATGGGATCGACGCGATGGCCTGCTATGACCGTGCCGTCGAGCAGTCCAAGGCGCTCCACGATCTCGACTACAGCGAGATCGAGGGCGTCGGCCCC